ATGGACAACGACAAAATTGATCAACACAGCGACGAAATTGAAGTTGAGAGCGAAGAAAAAGAGCGCGGCAAAAAAATAGAAATAGATGAAGACCGACTCCCCTCCCGGGCGATGGCAATTCATGAGCATATCCGCCAGGATGGTGAAAAAGAGCTGGAACGCGACGCAATGGCGCTACTGTGGTCAGCCATTGCGGCGGGTCTGTCGATGGGCGCTTCGTTACTGGCAAAAGGGATATTTCATGTCGAACTGGAAGGTGTGCCGGGCAGCTTCTTGCTGGAGAATCTCGGTTATACCTTTGGTTTTATTATCGTCATTATGGCCCGCCAGCAATTATTTACCGAAAACACCGTGACTGCGGTACTACCCGTCATGCAAAAACCGACAATGAGCAACGTCGGCTTACTTATACGGTTATGGGGCGTCGTGCTGCTGGGTAATATTCTCGGGACAGGTATTGCGGCGTGGGCATTTGAATATATGCCTATCTTCAATGAAGAAACTCGCGATGCATTTGTCAAAATCGGCATGGATGTGATGAAGAACACCCCCAGCGAGATGTTTGCCAACGCGATCATTTCCGGCTGGCTGATCGCCACTATGGTTTGGATGTTTCCTGCAGCGGGTGCGGCAAAGATTGTGGTGATTATATTGATGACCTGGCTTATTGCCCTGGGTGACACCACCCATATCGTGGTCGGTTCTGTTGAAATCCTCTATCTGGTGTTTAACGGTACGCTGCACTGGAGCGATTTCATCTGGCCCTTCGCACTACCTACTTTAGCGGGGAACATCTGCGGCGGCACCTTTATCTTCGCGTTAATGAGTCATGCACAGATTCGTAACGACATGAGCAATAAGCGTAAAGCAGAAGCACGCCAAAAAGCAGAACGTGCGGAAAACATTAAGAAAAATTATAAAAACCCGGCATAAATGGCGAGGGTTTAAGCAATCGAGCGGCAGCGTACTTACCCCGCACTCCATTAGCGGGTATACTCATGCCGCATTGTCCTCTTAGTTAAATGGATATAACGAGCCCCTCCTAAGGGCTAATTGCAGGTTCGATTCCTGCAGGGGACACCATTTATCAGTTCGCTCCCATCCGTACCAGTCCGCAAAATCCCCTGAATAGCAAGCCTTCCATAGATTCACAGTTCGTAATGGTTCGCGTCAGATCGTTGACAGCCGCACTCCATGACGGGTAAAAAGTGGATAAAATAATTTTACCCACCGGATTTTTACCCATGCTCACCGTTAAGCAGATTGAAGCAGCAAAGCCGAAAGAAAAACCATACCGCCTTCTCGATGGTAATGGCCTGTACCTTTATGTCCCTGTGTCAGGGAAAAAGGTATGGCAGCTTCGCTACAAGATTGACGGTAAGGAGAAAATCCTGACTGTCGGAAAATATCCGCTTATGACTTTGCAGGAGGCAAGGGATAAAGCATGGACTGCGAGGAAAGACATCTCGGTTGGCATAGATCCGGTAAAAGCGAAAAAGGCTTCGTCTAACAACAACTCCTTTAGTGCCATTTACAAGGAATGGTACGAGCACAAGAAGCAAGTGTGGTCTGTAGGGTATGCGACTGAACTTGCCAAAATGTTTGATGACGACATTTTACCCATCATCGGCGGTCTCGAGATTCTGGATATTGAGCCGATGCAACTGCTGGAAGTAATCCGCAGATTTGAAGATCGCGGTGCAATGGAGCGAGCCAACAAAGCCCGCAGAAGATGTGGCGAGGTTTTCCGTTACGCTATTGTCACTGGTAGGGCTAAATATAACCCGGCACCTGACCTTGCTGACGCCATGAAGGGATACCGCAAGAAAAACTTCCCGTTTCTTCCTGCAGACCAGATCCCGGCATTTAACAAAGCACTGGCAACATTTTCAGGAAGCATCGTATCGCTCATTGCGACCAAGGTTTTACGCTATACAGCCCTAAGAACGAAAGAGCTTCGTTCCATGCAATGGAAGAACGTCGATTTTGAAAACAGGATTATCACCATCGACGCCAGTGTGATGAAGGGTCGCAAAATTCATGTGGTTCCTATGTCAGACCAGGTTGTTGAACTTCTCACTACGCTAAGCTCAATCACTAAACCAGTATCAGAGTTTGTTTTTGCCGGTCGCAACGATAAGAAGAAGCCAATCTGCGAGAACGCGGTATTGCTTGTGATCAAACAAATCGGCTATGAGGGTCTGGAAAGCGGTCACGGATTCAGGCATGAATTCAGCACAATTATGAACGAGCACGAATGGCCTGCTGACGCTATTGAAGTGCAACTGGCACATGCCAACGGCGGATCTGTGCGCGGTATTTACAACCATGCGCAGTATCTCGATAAGCGCAGAGAAATGATGCAGTGGTGGGCTGATTACATCGATGGTCGTGCAGGAGTGTAAGCCATTACGCGAATTCTTCCACGATCGCCATGCCAGTAGCACCATCACCACCGGTAAATGCCGTACCGGTAAACCCAAGGTCATACGCGCCACCACCACCGGATCCGGGAGCTGCGCCAGCAATACCGGCCTGAGAACCCGCCCGGCCACCGCCGCCAAAATACGACGCCCCGCCGTTGCCCGTCAGAAGGCTTGAGCCTGTCTGTCCATCTGAGCCGGTACCACCGTTGATCCTGATATCTCCGGTCGCCGCCGTACCTCCGGCGCCGCCGGCGGTATTGGTCAAGCCTGACTTCACTCCTCCTTTCCCGCCAGGAGCTGAGAACAGGCTGGCAAACGAGGTGGCCCCACCATCCGCACCACTTACTGCGCCAACTCCGCCCTTACCACCCTTGCCGACAGTAATCGCATAAGAACTGGCAGCAGACAGGTCAACCCATACGATAATGGTCGCGCCCGCGCCGCCGCCAGCACCGGAGAAGGTTTCGGTGTTATTAGATGCCTGGCACCCGCCACCGCCGCCGCCACCTCCGACCAACGTTACTTTTGCATAACGGGCCAGAGGAGATCGCGTATAGGTGCCGTTTGCATAGAACGCTTTTGGAGCGCCAAGTGAACGCCCGACAAAACCAGAGGAATCAGATATTCCGAGGTTATAACGGGCTTCATTTATCGCATCCTCACCGGCATCTTTAATTTCTGACAGGTTATTGCTGATCTGCAGGAAAGATAATAATGACCCGGCGGTCATTAAATTCGCGACAATATCATTCGTTGACCATACGCGTGCCGTAGTTCCTTCCTGACCACGAATTACTGTCATCACGTCACCGGATACAGACGTAACGTGCATAATTTCAGAAATTGTTTTCGTCGCCGCATCGGTTATCGTTAATTTGAAATAGCTCTGTCCAGATACAGGGGAAGGGAATAAAGACCCCGCTCCAGTACCCACGGTAATAACGGTAGCGGACGCGCTAATACCCGCAGCGAGCACACTCTTTGCGTTATTATTGGCTAATAGCTTTAGAGTCATATTAATACCGATTATGTGATGTTGATATTATATATTCATAAATATGTTAAACAGTAATACCCTTGGTTAAAGCCCTTTGCCGCATAAATTGAGTTAAAGCCGCAAAGTTAGCATCAGATAGTGATTCACTAAAAATAGCAAGTTCACACAACCTTACCTTCCCTGGAAATTGGCTGTTGTATGCAGAACCAATCCGCATCGGGCCGCCAATATCAACAGGGTTTAATTGAGGAGTATTAGTACCAGACGTTCCTGCTGTAAGGTTATAAACATTTCTAACCCTGTTCGAGTTCTGACAACGACCGGCGACCAGATACCATTCATTTATGGGGCTGGCAACCGACGTTTCTGCAGAGGCTCCGGTTGACACCCCACTTACAAGCGTCGCATGGTTGAATCGCGTTATTACATTACCATCTGAAGGGTTTGATCCAACATCGAATACAAGACTGGTGCCAATGCATAATCCAGTGGCGTCAGCCCTTGTAGATTGATAGTTCGATGCTATCGCGATCCCTTTTTCTTCCAGTGGCATTGCGGTAGCCATTACTGTCATATCAGAGCTGTTTATAATATCAGTCAGGAAATAAGCAGTTTGCGCACCCGTGAGATCAACGTAGTTATCTCCGTAGACAAGAGCTCCAACAGCTGAAAGTGCGGTTTTCCCTGCAATAAGATTTCTTATAGATGTCTTTGCATCGACGCCAAAAGAAAAGAATCCCTCCCATGCCGCATCAAATGGAACTTCTATTCTGCTTGCTGTTTTCCAGCCATTAGATGCCGGAGATTCAATTACTACGCCCATATTTATTCCTTACCTTAATAGGAGTCTTGCGGGATAAAGCCAGATGTTAAAACTAACCGGTCAAAAGTACACCAGTTTCCTGCCACACCCCCGGCAGTATCAAGAACGGCTCGAACTGTAATTGCTGTCGCTGTAGCTGGAATAGTTACAAGGGTTGTTTTCCAAACAAACCCACCGCGACCACCGGAAGAACTTCCATAAGTACGAGTATTTGATACTTCTGGTATTTGAACCCCCCCGCAGTTAGCCCTGGTAGATGATGTCGGGATAAAAACACGACATGAAAGAGCTACTGTTTTCCCTCTCAGACGTTTAACAAGATCTGCCGATAGCGTTTGACTTGCATAAGCCTCAATCGTATCTGTCTGGGTAAGAAGCAAACCCCATGATCCACTCTCAAAATTAGTAGTGTCTTTTGAGGCTGTACAACCGGTTACTGACCAGTTGTCAGGAGGCTGGCTTGTGTCAGTCCATGTAGAAAAATCGCCATTCTTTAGCAGGTTCCCAGAATTAACAAAACCCTGCAATTTAAAAGCTGGAGCTGCTGGCCACACGAATAGATCTTTTACTATTTCAAAAATCTGAGAATCTCCAACGGCATTAGGATGAATGTTATCCATATACCAGCCACTTGGCTTACCCGCATTCTGAAAAAGCTGAAAGGCATCAATAAGACTAAATCCGGCAGCTGTTGCCGCCTGCCTCGCTCCGTCACTTCTTGTTGTGCCATTTTCGCTATCGCGAAGTGGGTTCTGCGAAACGATCATCCCACCTGCAGCTGGATGCCATTCAAGCATTGCATACATTACAGCCAAATCCATTCCCATATGAGTGGAAACAAGTGCGTTACTGTCAGTATTATGCCCGTGATTCATTATGATCAGATCAGCTTGCCTTGGCACATATGCAGCCTGAAAATAATTACCCATAAGATATAATGGCTGAGTACCTGCAACAGCTGCATTATAGAAGTATAGGGTTTTACCAGATGTCCCTACCTGAATTTGAGTGGCAGAAGAATAGCCTGTCCCAGACCATGTATAATAATTAACAGTATACGCTGGATAATTAGCAGCTAAAAAGTTAGCAAGCTTTCTGGTCCACTTGTAAAACAAAACCCCAGTTGATGGGTCGGTATCGTGATCTATTCCAGTGGAGTCGCTATTAATGATAATGCAGACATCATCCTGAGCAGATCTTAGTTTTGAAAGAACATTATACGCAGATGTTTGAGGAGGAAGGTTTACGGTAACCTCTCCCTGGTCAGTACCCCCACCACTTGAAGTTATGTTGGTAGAGTCAAATAAAACGTTACCATCAGAATCTACCACCAAAAAACCATCTGTGTTTTCATCAATCCGTAATGATATATCACCGCTTTTAATGCTTCCATTTTTCAAAGAAACATTTTCTGTTTCAAAATAGCCGCTTACATCAATTTCAAACCTTACGTTATTGTCTTTATCAATAACAACCATGACATACTGGCTATCGTTTTTATGAATAATGTCATAAATATATTTTTTTGATACCGACTGTCTGCCAGTTGCAACCAATGCGCCAGATAAATTGATGTATTCGTCGGCAAGCATTTCGTCATCTTCGTTATCTACCCAGCACTTTGCATTTGCTAAAATATTTCCTGCATTTGCATCGCTTTGCGCTGCCGAGAGACTTGGGTAGTATCGGATGGTCCCAGTTAATGCTGAGGTTCCGGGTTGGGATGCCTGCAGCACAGCCACGCCATCCTGATTCTCGTAGGTTTTAAATGCTGCTGTCGCTTCCGGGCCTTCCGCTACGCGAAAAGACTGTCCGTTAGTAGTGGCAGCGAGTCCTGCAATTGTGCCATCCGGATCGCTCGGCGTTTTAAAGAATGTGAACTTATTCAGTGCGTATTCAGAGGCATCATTCTTGTACTCTTCGGCCTGTGCAGCTGATGCTGCTGCTTGTTGGGTATATTGAGCAATAATGTTCAGGGTACCCGCCGTCATCATGTTGGCTACCATATCATTGGCCGCCCACGCACGCGCCAGCGTTCCTTCCTGCGCACGCTCAATCGTGAAGATGTCTCCAGCCTTAGCTGTCACGTTCACGATCTCAACCTGTGAGCCAGTGGCGGCATCGGTGAGAGTGAGCTTAAAGTAACTCTCGCCTGCCACAGCATCAGGGAACTCGGCACCAGTTCCAGCGCTAACGATCAGCGACGTGTCGGTTGCGCTGATAGCAGAAGCCAGCGTGCTTTCTGCGTTGTTTGTAGCCAAAAGGGTTAGTGCCATGTATCCTCCGGGATTAGGCAATAAAAAAACCGCAAGCGCGGCCTTTTAAATGGTGAATATTATGAATAATGCTTCTATTGCTATTTTAAAAATACTTTTAGGAACTCTATCTACTTTATTAATACTCCTTTCGTGCGCCTTGCTTATTATTTTATTTGGATTTCTTTTTCAGCAAGGAATGCCGCCAATAGATATGATAAAAATGTCATCCATTTTGTTTTTATCAATAGTTGTGCTGTATATAATTTGTCAGAGCGTTAAATCACATCTGTATATAACAATAGATAATCGAGATAAAAACCTAATCAAATATCTCAACCGTGACTGACTGGTAAAACGGCATGTGCAGCAGGCCGCTATCCATGGCCTGCTTGAAAAAAATGGCGAACTCGAAATCCTCAGTGATCACAAAGGCCGTGTCCTTCTGGTTGTACTTCCTGGAGTTATAGGCCGATGCATTGTAGATAGCGCTCCGCGTGAACATGCGGCGCCCTTTATAGATGGAAATCACGATACCGCCATCCACAAACTGGATCGAGATACTCCATCGCTGGTCGTTGAGAATGTCGGTGCCATTCACTCCCAAAAGGAACCGCAGAATACGCCGCTTTATCCATGGGATAGAGAAATAGAAGCCGTCACCTTTGTAAAAATTCCAGGTCATGATCCGCTTAAAAAGGTCATCAGAGACAACAACCTGGTTTGACTGGTCAATCACCCGGTACTCATTGAATGCCAGCTGGTTAAATTCGAAGGTGTTATATGGGCCTATCTCCTGCTGATCGCTGCTGGAAATCACCGGCGGCAAAACGCCATAGATGCCATGGGCAATCCACCGGAGCTGATCTCCGGTGTTGTAGTCACCGATGAAAATCGGCAGGTTGGCATTAACCATCCAGTCATAAATGCCCTGCGCCATCGAGTTATACGCAGTAAAAAACGCCCGCAGATTTTCATCGTCGTTGTATTGCGTATACATATACGACCGGATGATATCGTCCAGCATGCTACGCCCCTGTTACGATCACGCCATCCGACGCGATATAAAAATAACTGAACTTATCGCCGCTGATGATATTCGTCCCGGCATCCGGTGGCGTTATCACACCATTGATGGTGACCACGACGTTTAAAGTGCTGATCAGCCCCATGTCGATTGTCGAGTTAATCGCCTGTAAGAATGCGTCTTTCAGGTTGTTAACGTTCAGCGGTTTCCCGGCGAATATGCCGTTCACATACTGAATCGTAGGAGCCGAGACCAGAGAGGCGACCGTCGCATCAGTCAGGTAGTTAACACTTTCGGTCCCCCACTGATACGTCACAGTGACCCGCTGCAGCAATGGCGTCACGAACGGGATCACGTAGTTATCAGGCCAGTCATTCACCGTCACGGTATTGTTTCTGACGTTCGGTGTCACCTCGCCGCCGCCTCCCCAGGTCCCGGATGAAGTGGTATCAATCCCGATGGAAAAAGTGTGAGGAGACAGTACCGTCACGGTCAGAGGAACGTCATTAATACCCGTCATCCCGGTAACGCCAGTGATCCGGATAACCTGGCCGTCAGTGTAGCCATGAGTCAGGTCTGTGCTGACGACGCCAGGATTTGCATTCGTGATCCCAGTTACATTCAGTGAACACCCTTTCAGCCGGCTGATATCCCCCGCAGACTTATAGAGCGCGCCAGCAATATCGTAAATATCACCGCCGGCGCACATGACTATCCACTTATCCCCGTCCTGAATGACAGAAACCAGGCGCGCCTGCACGTTATCAAGGCTGGTGAGATATTGCCGGATAAATCCAGGATATCCCTGAACGGTGGCCATCTGCGCCTGCCATACGCGATCACGAAACTGATAGTTCGTTTCCGGGTCAGCACCAGGAGTGCCGGCGATCGGGTTGGTGCAGGTAATGGTTACGTCAGACGGTAGACTGGATATGATCTGGTTAACCGTATTTACCGGAACCGCCCAGGTCCCGGTCTCTGTTCCCTCGCATGATACGCTGGCAGACACTCCTGACGACGAGATTATCGTCGCATCACTGACTGAATAGGTATAGGTCCCATCAGAAACAATAAACCCCTGTGGGATAACAAATCCCGCGGGGCCGGAAAACTGAACCGGGACTGTTGTTGTGCCAGCCGTTTTCTGCCCAGGAATACCAGCCTGCTGTGCGAGAAGCTCCAGCATGGCCAGGTTAGCCTTTAGTGGCCCCACCGAGTTAATCAGGTCAACCCTTGCTTGATCACAAACGATGAGCGCGCCGACATCGGTACTGGCCACGTCCTCAATCAGAGATCCAGGCAAATCAGTTGTGAGTCCCGGAGATAGCGCAATTGCCTGAGAAACGAGCTGTGCTCGTAGCTCTTCCGGCGTCAGAGGAACCGGGCCTGCTGACGTATAGCTGACTGGTAAATCGCTCATACGGCCACCTGTGTAATTATTTTTGAACCTGCATTTGTGATTGCCGAGATGTTATAAACAGGCGGGTCGTCGCTGATCAGCGCAATCTGCAGCGAGGAAAAATACTGGCTGAACTGTTTCTGAATACGGTTTACGTAATACGTCGGCAGGATTTGCTGGATCACCGACCCGGCGGCCGGGATTCCGTTGTTCGCATAAAATGGCGACTCCTGCGGCGCCAGTTTCAGATTCTGGATCAGGGTCGTCAAATACACCGAGTCATTAAACCCATATTCGTCGGTTTCCACCAGGACCCACTTCCCCTCAGAGTTTCGGCCATAGGTTCTCACTCGGTGATACTCCCGTTATACGTTGAAGTCGGCCCCCCGGTATCATTTCCATCGTTGCCGTTTGAATGCTCATGGCTGTTAAGCCAGGCCAGAAGCGACTGCCATCCGGCGTGCATGATTGCCGGGCTGGTACTGGCCACTGAATCCTGCAGATGCCCTGCCTCTCCTGAAAGGCTCCATTTGCTACCGGTCAGTGAAAAAACTGTCCCGCCAACGGTGACGGTGAAGCTGTCAGGTGTGGAAATAGCGATGCTGTCAGGCTTCAGGAGAAACGTCGTGTTGCTGCCGCTGTCGCGCAGCGTTACACCCTCCGGACCGTATACCGTCACCACCTGCCCGTCGACACCCTGCCACTCGGTATTACTGATCGGCAAAAAAACGAGGGCGCTTAAGTTTGCTGGCGGAGTCATATCTGCAATGCCGCCTCCCTGACCGCTAACCCCGCCAATGTAAGTATCTGCGGGGATAACAATCCCCTTATCTCCCGGCTGCATAGGGTAACGAATATATTGAGGGCCAAATAAGGGGATAGTCACTTGCGGCAAAACATATGGGATATCCCTTAGCTCGAAGGAGACGGTGATCATATTCCCAGTTTGCTTAACCACGCTCGCCGGAAGAACTTTCCCTGATTTTTGAAGCGCATTTTCAATCTTTCTTTCAGTAAACCTGTTCATGCTTGAGGCAAAATTAAGCTTGTTGTCGATGCTCATGCACTACCTGCCTTAATGAAAGGGGAAGCCTCAATAATTGTTACCCATGCCTCTGCCGTTGGTTGCCTGCTATTCCCTAACAGGCGAACGGAGTTCACAATAAAGTCGCCAGTAAAGGCAGAGTCTTCTCGATACTGAGAGTACGAAGAGGCCTGTATCAACGGAGTGCTTTTTTTAGGCATCAGGATGTGATCGCCAACCTGAATATCACCGCGCATTACGCACGCCATGCTGATTGTGTTAAATGCCACCCATGTCGGCTGCCCTATCAAATCCTTGAAATCTATTTGGGTTGGGCTGTTGCTTCTGGCTACGGCGCTGGAAACAGAAGTCTTATCCGGGTGGTTATCATAATCGTTATCCCATACCCGGATCTCATTACCATTCACTATTGCGATCTCTACACCAGAGTACCCGCTATCGCGAATTCTGGAACGTGAAAAAGCATTAAGGTCCTTGGCCAGGGTGACAATGTCATCACAAAACAGTCCCCGGTAATGATTAAGGATTAGCCGGTCGCTTATGTTGATATTGAACGTATACCCTCTGATGTTCATAAAACACTGCGTGAGGGCTACAGAAAGCTTCTGCCCCTCCTTCCAGTCAAAGGTTAAAGGAAGGGGTACGGGTTTGTTATTTGGCACGTTCTGGACAGGACCAACCACGATTATGAAGTCAAGTCGTAACTCAATACCCTGCCAGTTACCAAAGACCTGATTTATCACGCCATCCAATACCAGTTTTGGTGCGGTAACCTTGCCAGCCAATGGCAGCCCGTCTTTCATCCCAAGGAATATTTTAATTTTTTTGCCAAAAAAATTCTGGCGAGCCTGCTGCATTTCTTTTGGGCCAATACCCCAGATGGTCAGGTGAGTTTCGCCCTGGGGAGTCGATTCACCGTACCTGAGGATATCAAACTCAATCATCAGGGCGCCGGGGTTGTAAACTCCGTTCTTATGGCTACTGTATTTTATCGTTCTTTCCGGAGAGGCACCTTCAGCAGGAATGGTTATCTCAATATCATAATATCTCATGAACTGTTTACCTCAATCAGTCCATTCTGTTCGCGCCAGTACATGGAGGACGAATTAAACACTCCGGAGATAATATTTATTCCACCGTTAAGCTCGGAGCCAACGAGCGGGGTATTTAGAATGGTATTCCCAGAGCCATCTGTAATGAGGACATACCACCTCAGCCCGGCAATGTTCCATTTAACCTGGCAGTTATAGACGGTGCCATCAAGGATCGGTGTAAATGTCATGCTTTGACGATCATTGCCGGTAAACGGATAATTCTGGGTTGTCATGGCCCTACCCCCAACTTACCCAATAGGCCGGTTATTGCTTCCGATACAGAGCTCCCGAGAGGCGTGTTGCCAAGAGCATTGGCGGTATTAGTCCAGGATGGGTCGGTTACCATATCCCCGGCGCCAATCTTGTTTAAAAAATTGTTCACGGCCTGCTCTGCACCATTATCGGTTATCAGTGGCTGCTCGAAATCCCATATCCATGAACGCTGTGGTAATGGATCGTTACCAGAGGTAATGTCCCTCACTACACGCAAAATGCAGTTGCTATAGATAACGGATGGGGTGGCGACGATAAACGTGCCGCCTAAGTTAGAATGCGCCTGAAGGACAGACTGCAAAGCACTCATAGTGACGAGCTTTGTCATCGCCCCGGTGTTTTCATTGACCGGGGCCTCCATTACCAACGAAACGCGCAAAGGCTGAGCAAGCAAGGCGTTCGCAGCTACTACCTGGTTGGCGAAAGGGTATCTGGCAATTTCATAATCAACCATTGTGGCGCCCTGAACCGGTCGCCAGTGGCAGAAATATTTATCCAGATCGGTTAGGTTTATGGCTCCTCCAAGCAGCCCCGTAACAAAGCTCGCGCTCTGTGTCAAAGCGACGATCGGGAGCATTCCTCCAGGAATGGCCTGCGCTATCCCTCCGCAAAGTATTACTGGGGATATTTCAAAACCCAGCTTATACATTTCACGTGTGAATCCCATTACCTCGCCCCCAATTGCGCTGAAGTTACCACTGCATTCCCACCGGTATTGTTATAGATCTGAATGACTGTGCTCTCAGAAACTCTGCTACCAGCCCCTTCTTTTTGAGATATAGCAGAAATGAGTTTCGCGATAACCTGAGGATCATTGAGATTCAGTTTCTGATTCTCATTAAATCCAGTAGTTTTAACCACATGCCGAATATACTCAGCGGTATTATTTTCCTTAGGAGGAGCCCATTTTCTTGCAATATCTCCTACCGTATTTATTCCTTTAGCGCCATACATTTGAAGTTGCTTTGTCGCCGCCAGTACGCCTTCATCCAGCGTTGGGAAGACGGCAAATTTACCGCTTCTCGTATTCTCGCTGCTGTATCCTTCAGCCCACCGCAGATTTCCCGGATTATTAAATCGATCTGCAATAGTCCTGTTTCTGTCGGAAGTATTTGCAGGTGTGGGATCAACAGCTTTAACGGTTCCATCTTCAAAGAAGCGCCTAACACCCTTGAGCCAGCCCCATACATGCGGGTCATCATTGCTTCCAGGAGTATAGGATTTTCCCGTTTTCGGATCGATGATGGTGCTTGGGCTCAACATCGTTGACCCGGATGATATATCCGCAGTAGAGATACTCGCTTTCCCTGTTACCCAATCAATAACCTTGCCAATTAGATTTCCCATTTTCTCTACTTTGTCCATAAAGTTGCTTACATCTGTGGAAAATTCAGGAGAAGCGAGGTAATTACCGAATCGCTCAATGCCGCCGGCAAGCGCATCAATCCACTTGCCGAGTTCGGGGGATTTCAGGACGGTATCGATCGCGCCTGACAGCGCATCAGACAGTTTTCTCAGTTGAGGTGTGAGAGGACCCAGGCCGCGCACAAACGTGTTTCTGATGCTCTGGCTGCTGTAATCGAGCTGGACGTTAAAATCCTGCCACTGACGCGCCTGCTGGTCGGTAATTTGCAACATACGCGCATCCTGCTGCGCGCGCTTCTCCATGGCGGTGATCTCCTCATCGCTCATGTTTTTGAAGCGGTTCAGGTCGTCCAGCGTAAAGAAGTTTGTCAGGCCGTGCGCCTGTGCGCCCTGCAGCGTGCTGCCGCTCTGCACGAAAATATCGCGCGCATTACGGATCATCTGCGGGAGCAGTTTGGCAGGGTCCTGGTCGGGATTGTTAATCCCCATCGCCTGAAACGTCCAGCGCTTCGACAGGTCCATCTGGGAATCGCGGATAGCGCCCAGCGTCCCCGCCGGATTACCCAGCGCTTTCTGGTAGTTTATGGCGGTGGAATCAAGTGCGCCGATACTCGTCCCAAGCCCGAGAGAAGTAAACCGCTGGGCACCGGTGGTGGCAGCCAGGCGGTTGATGCCAAACAGGCCGCCAACGCCAAGGACGCCGGTAAATATCCCGACAATACCACCCCAGGACAGAAGGCTGGCCGTCGCTTCCTTGATATGCCCTGCCAGCGATTTAGCGTCTTTCGTCGCATCGCTGAGGAAGCCCTTCGCAGATCGGGTGCTTTTGTTGAATTCGTCCTGCTTTTTCTTCGAGTCTTCCAGGTTGGTATTGAGCCGATCGATACCGCTGTTGATGGTCAGGATGGCCTCGGCCACGGCATTAAACTCCGCGCCTAACTCCTTCGCCTCACCTTTGGCTTTTTCGGTCTGCTTGCTGCTTTCACCAATACCAACGGCAGCCACTCGCCAGGCTTCCGGTAAATCATCCAGCGCGCTCTGGTACTCGCGAAACCTTTCCATAAACGCGACAAACTTGTCGTCATTTACGTCAATGTCGACGATCGACTTAGCTACCATTGAAGAAACCTCTTTCTTTGAGCGCGGCGAGTAGGTAGCGCTGCCGGTACTGCGCCGGGCTTGCATACTCCTCGCCGGTGATCTCCCTTATCACCTGCCAGAAACCCTCATTAGACGCCCAGTCTAAGAGGGTATAAATGACGTTTCCGGCTGGGCATTCTGGGTCGGGGTATCGGTATCCGGCTTCGACGTCTGCAACGAATCGCGGAACGCCGTACCGCTCGATGAGGTTAGTTGCCCATCGTACATTTTGATCACCGTTCCCACGGTCGGCGCGATCAGGTTTGCCTTCTGAATAGCAGAGGAAACCATAAAAAAAACCACTTCGCCTTCGACCTCGCGATACTCATCAGGGTCGATAATCCCCTGCTTGAATGCCACCTCAAGAGGCGTGGTTTTCCACTGGCCGCCGACGTTATGGATAACGACCGTCAGTCGCTGAATTTCATCAACGATGTTCGGACCTGTCCGACCGTTATCGATTTCCGCTTTCAGGCTCTGCCTCAGCATCATCGCGGCGATTCTGGCGGCGCCAAGACCACCCACCTGCGAGATGAATTTTGTGAACAGGTTCCCCAGCAGGATGCAGTGTTCTTCCACCACCTCATAGGGGAATGGCGTCACATGCAGGTATACGATCGAGCCGTCTTCGCGGGTAACGTTGGTGACCAGATTCAGTTTCTTGTCAATTTTCATGCATTACACCCACATGTTGTCGTTGGTGACCATATAGCCGCTGATGGTTACCACAAAAGCCGGGTCCATCCCGCTGAAAGCCAGCTCGTTGAAGTTGACCAGATAGCAGTTGAGCAGCGTGATATTGCCGAACGTCGTTGCATCCGGCGTTACCACGATTTCACCCAGCGACGTGTCGGTTAAAAAGCGTTGCCGGTAGCTTTCGCCCAGCCCCTGAGTTTTCAGGAGATGCACGGTCAGCGTTACCTGCTGATACGGCGCCTGGCTGCCGACGGTTCCGGTCATCGTAGGGATGATGTCGGTCGCCGGGCCATCCGGACGCAGGCTAATGCCGTCCTTTGCCAGGTACGACGCCGAAACGTTCAGCGCCGGTGTGTCCGTGACGGAAAGAGCCCCGCGTACGCGGTTAAGGAAGCCCTGCGGTACTAATGGGTTCGCCATTTTTTACGCCCCTACAAAGTTCGTTACGTTCACGTTAAACGTGATGGATTCGAAGCCGCGGCGCGGCGTCATGACGGCGCTCAGCCCGTTATATTTGCCTTCCTGATAATCGGAGGGGTTCAGGCTGTTGTAGTTACTGAACGGCACGGCGTTGATCACGGCGTTGCCGGCGTAAGTGCCTTTGTCATACTCGGTGTTGAAATCTTCTTGCGTCAGTTGCGTGTCAATGACACGACCGAGGATCAGCCCGTAGCTGATGCCATTACGCAAGGTTTTCAGAGCACGACGCTGCAGGCGGTCAATGCCCTTCTGCTCGTAGTACAGCGGGTTAACGGTCGTGTTGGAGCCGTTGATGATTTCATTCGCCAGGTCGAGCTCAAGGTTGATCGCCGTCCACGCCACCGAATACCAGTAGTTGAACGGGTTACCATCGAGCATGCGGCCGGTGAACAGCACTTTATTGCTGAGTCCACCTTCGGCGCCGGTGCCGATGTAGTTGATGTTGCTGTCCTGAAGCGATTTCAGCAGTGCGCTGTTGCCTTCCAGCGGGTACTCAGTCAGGCCGTACATAAAGCGGTACGACATCGGCGGCACCATGTTGCTCGACCCCGGGTCGTTTGCCAGGGACGACTGGAACGGGCCGGCCATGGAAAACTCGCTCGCCGGAATATCCGGAGCCTCGACGCCGGCAAAGACAGTTTTGTTTTTCGTCGCGACCCAATCCTGATAGGTCGCGATCGTTGTGGTGACAAAGAAGTAAACCAGACTTCCCGGCGAAGTATAGAGGCTGGTCAGGGTTTTAAATTCATCGACCGAATCCCATTCGCGCGGCACCAGATAGGAGAAAAACTTCTGGTAGGTGTTACCCAGGGAGACGTCTTCAGCAATGAAGGTTGTCAGCGCTGCGACAGCTGCCTCCATGGACACATCACCCAGTTCCAGCACATAAACTGCCCGCGTCTTCCCCTGGGCCCAGAACGAGGTATTCATCTGGGAAATTTCGGTCTGTACTACCGTTTTTACCGTACCCATTGCCGTTGCGGTGCCGGGGTTGGTCGTCAGCGGATAGGTGAAGGTGTTGGTACCTGTCACCGTAGCGGTATAGGCGCCATTGTACCCCGCCGGAGTCGATCCGGAGATAATCACCGGGACCTGTGACCCGTTAGTCCATCCGTGAGCGGCAGCCAGCGTGACGGTTACCACGCCAGTATCCCAGGCGAGCGTCGAGATGGTTTTCGCCGGTGCGAGGATGTCGGCCAGGTCGGTTTCACTGGTCAGCAGCTGATATTCACCGGCATTCAGCGTCGTGCCGCCCATAGAAATCATCGCCCCGGACTTTAACAACTGCGAGGGCTTCGGCGGATTCGTCACCGACACGTTAATATTAACAATTGCCATTTACTTATTTCTCCGGGTCAATGGACGGAATTGCAGACGTGATCAGCTGGCGCGCTAAGTTACGCATCCGTTGCTGGTAATAATTGATTTTGAATTTGATGGTCTTACGCATGGCGATGATGTTGAGCTCGTTCTGAGTGACTCGCTCATCCTGCACGACGGGAATATTCATGATCCCCATCTCCGGGGCATCGCCGGTCGTGTAGTCCTGCACATACCGCACAAAGTCTTCAATGCTGGCGTTACGCAGGCCGGTGACCGAAAGCGTGACATCTTCCGATACCAGCTGATACTGGTTTTGCTTCTCGTCCAGATAGAAAGCGCCGGCGATCGGTGACGTATTGCTGCATTTCACCGTTGCATAAGGCGGTGAAAGGTTCTGCGTTGAGAGCATCGCCGGGAACATCGGCATGTACTGATTCAGGGCCAGCCAAATCGGCAAAGAACTCGACACCACCACGTCGGAGAGGTCTATGTCATCCGCAGAGTTGATGATCTGCGACCGCATGTGCGGGAAAATCGCCTCTCCGGTGTAGTGGTACAGGTTCGCCGGCTCATTCAGCCCGGTACGCCGTGAGAACGAGAACTGAACGCCAAAAAACTCGCCGATGTACAGCACCTCTGACCCGATGTCGTTAAACGGGTCGATGTCCGCCTGCGCGGTGAACGTCACCACGTTGCGATCGTACAGTTGCTCGTCGTCCTGAATGGTTTCGGTCGTCAGGTGCAAATAACCTTTCACATCTACCGTATCCGGCTCATTGTTCGGATCGTCTGACAGGACCGAGGCTTTCACCCAGAACACGAAGCCATCGAGCGGAAGTACCTTTCTGATGTACTTCGTGAACGTCACCACCTGGAACCGGCTCAGATCATCCAGCCCCTGTGTCAGGGTAGCGTTAAGCTCGGTTTTGGCGTTCTGTAACTCACTCAGGGAAGGCATTCAGCACCCCGCTTACCCAGGCTCGCATAGCTGCCTGATAGGTTCCTGTGTCAATGAACGAAGGGCGTGGCGGCCCCTTTTTGCCTTTAAAGCGCTTCGATATTCCCTCAAGCGCGCGGCGCGTTGGTACGCCAGGGAGGCCGTTCATCTCGGTGTTATCGAGGAAGCCGACAAAGAGATCGTGAACTTTGGACATTGACTCAGCGAGCGGGTCTTTTGCCGGCGGCGCGCCAGCGAACATGTTTTCAAGAGCTGCGGCCAGGTCTTTGCTCATCAGCTCAGCGATGTCGTTCCCGTAGCGGTCAAAGAACGTCTGCATAATCTGATACCTCGCTTCCAGCTCTTCCGCTACGCTCCCCGTCGTGGTGTCCTCGTCCTCGTAGGGGATATCGATAACGCCCAGATGAAAGGTGATCATGTCAGACCCCACAGGCTCCCGAACTGCTGAGCGAACATCAGGTAGCGACGGCCCCACGGGTCCTGGAGCATCTGCAGATCTGCCAGCGACAGGTCTTTGAAGAAATCAGGGACCAGGCGCTGTGCGCTGGTAGAGTTATCCCCGGCTCCCGTGATAACCCCGGCTTTGAAGTCATTCAGCCCATATTGTTTACGGAACTCAACAAACACAGCCTCTGTCCCGTAATTGATGAGAAACGATGCCCCAAGGTTATAAACCGCGATGCTGTACATGTTAGGCATAACGCACGCGATGTCCGGGTTAACCCATTCAATGGCGCCGCCATAGGCGAGAGAAAAAGACGGCGAGTCGTCGGGAACCTGGTCGGGGGTGATTCCCATATCAGATCGAACGAATTCGATGAATCCCGACAGACTGGTGGTCATTTCTTCTTGCTCCCGGCTTTCGGCGTGACAATTTTTTCGTTGATGGTCGGGTCGTCTGAATGGTCATCGCGCCCCTTGGCCTGCTCTGCGCTGAATTCCATGTCACCTTCGTAGCCGATACCGCTTTCGCGCAGTGTGTTATCCAGCGCGGCGACGGATGCCTGCCGGCGGTTATGAGCCCCGCGGGTCAGATGACCATCGTTATCGCGAATGGTTTTCTCAATAACGCTGGCGGAAACGGGTTTGTTGATGCTGTAGCACAGGCCGACAAATGCCTGGCTCTGGTCGATTTTGGTTGAGTCAACCAGACCGTAAACCTGATGATGCTGAATAACCGCTTCGACTTCTTCGGTCGAGCCATCCAGAACCAGCATCTGTGAGCCGTGCTCAATGGGGATCTGGCGAAGGCGCCCGGTTTCCAGCTGGCGGAAAGTGAAGATGTGGCGCTGCTTGGTAGTGTTGGCGATGTACAGTTTCATTGTTTACCCTTCGTAAAAAAGCCCCTGCACAGCGAACCATGCAGAGGCTTAAGCACTTCTCAATTTCGAGTTTTAGTCGCTGTATTTCATCGACAGGATGGTGATAGCTTCCGGACGGACTGCCCAGCCAGCCGTAGAGCGCATTTCTGACAGCACGTCGATAGCGCCCCCGGGGATTGGCGTCGGGATTTCCATCGGTGCCGCCATGTCGGTGAACATCAGGGCGTTCGCCGCCAGAGACGGGCTCAGTTTGGCGAATTCGTTGGTGTTCACGGTGGAGTTGGCCATCGGCACTTCCACTTCCGGGACGGTGATAACCACCGCGTCAGTACCGCCGGCACCGGCGCCGATCAGCGTGTCGTCGTACACCCAGTCAACCTGAACATTCGCGCCACGGAGAACCTCTTTCACGGTGCCGCCGACGGTATCAGTACCGCCGCCAGGACGCTGATAAGATGTCAGCTGAACGATCTGCTGAATCTCCATCGCGCCCAGCACTCGCTGCGGACCGAGGATAACAACACGCTGCTGGCGACCCAGTTGCATGGTGCGGGTCAGCGCGGCCTGTACATGGCCCAGCAGATAGACAGCCATCTGTCCATGGTCGTAGGTCAGCACAGTGGTGTTGCTGTTGCTGTCCGGCGGCAGGGTTTCGGTGGTCGCGCCTGCGGTGTTCAGCAGACCTTCGCCGCCTGCCGGGTTCATGCCGTACAGCAGCGCAGAACGCAACTGCTGGAAGATGCCCTGACGCATGCCGAGACGCTGAGCTTCTGGCAGAGCCACGTTCCAGTTACCGGCCGCCGCGGTGTCGTGGTGATCGTAGATACCACGGCAGCGGAACAGGTAGGTTGGAGTGGAGATCATGCGCGCCTCGAGCGCCACGCTCGGCAGCTGGTTGGCGTTGCCGGACTGGCTGGAGGTTACCTGGGTACGAATATCCAGGCGGCGCATATAAACGTACTGGTCGCCTACGCCAAGGCGGACCTGCGGGTTACCGCTGGCGATGGTTTCGAACGCACCGGACGCCTGCTGGTAACCAATGATCAACTCCGGCGCAATATACGACGGGTTGACGATGGTGTAGCTGGGGGTAATTGCAGCCATTTAAAGCTCCCGATTAAAGTAAGACCAGCGCGCAGCTGTCGGTGTTGTTCCAGGTAAGGAAGCCCGTAGCGCTGTCATAGCTGACAGTTTTAGAGTTCCCACTCTCGATGGAGATGACTTTCACCGGCAGGGTGATGTCTGCCTGAGCCACAGCGCCGATAGTGCCCTGCGTGGTCGCGGAGCCGCCCGGCGCGCTGGCAGGCGCATAGGTGAAGGTTGTCGTACTCGGTACGGTCAGCACAACGACGGTGCCGTTATAGGCAGCCGGATCTACGCCGCTGATCTTCACGTACTGGCCTGCAGTCAGACCATGTGCAGAGGCAGTGGTGGCGGTGGCCACGCCGTTCGAGTAGGTAACAGCGGTCGTGTCAATGTTAGCACCGGAAAAAGCCGCCGCGGCTGCGGTGGTCACCTGGTTATTGACGAAGTCCCACGCCAGCGGCGTTTTCACCGATGCGCCAGTGGTTCCCAGTGCGACCACCTGCGCTGAAGCTTTCAGCGGAACGCGCATGTTGGAGCCAAGGCGATAGAATGAAACGCTCATGCCGGACGCATACAGCGGAACCGGTGATTGCGGAGTGGTAAGCCCGTTGTGGGCCTGGTTGAAGACGGTAAAGCCTTCGAGTTCAGCCAGAGACACAGCACGACGAATGGTCGATCCGCGATGGCTGGAGTTCACGCCGGGCAGCAACTCAGCAACCGGCAGGCCGCCCCAAAGCGGTTTGGTTTCTGTGGCGGCGACGGTGCCGGATGCCAGATTAAAGCGGTTTGCCGGATCATCCAGAGCAACACCCTGAATAAAGCCATCAGACTGCACACCGAAGGAACCAGCGGCATTCGTGGTCGCCATCGGGTTAAGAGATAAATTAGCCATGCTTCAGAGCTCCCGTTAAGCCTGGTTGTTAAAACTGGTGACCTGACGCTTGCCAGACTGGAACGGCGCCCAGGTGACGGCGGGATCGCCTTCAAAGGTGCTGATCTGGCGACCGGTTGCATCGGCGCGCTTAATCTCGCGCAGCATACCGGGACCAACTGACAGGCTGGCCGCCTTCTGCGCATCAGCGTAGATATGCTTTTCGGCAGTGCTCAGCAGTTGGGAATCAGCGATGGCAGAGAGATCTACGGCTTTGTAGTCCGGAGAATGCTCCTGCAGTTGAATCATCAGACGGCGGCGATACGCCATCGGTTTTTCACCGGACAGCGGGATCGGGGCGCGTTTGCCAAAGCTGGAGAAGACGCTATCGGCTTTCACCTGCGCTTCTGCAACTTCGTTGCGCTCTTCGTCGCTCAGTTCGGTAGGAATGCGGGAGCGAAGCTCAGCAATTTCCTGGAGGATTTGAGAGTCGGCTTTTTCTTTTGCCATTTTCTCAGCCTCTTCGGCATCCGCCTTTTCTTTGGCTTCAGCATCAGCTTTTTCCTTCGCGGCTTTCTCTTCCGCGTCGGCTTTAGCTTTCGCCTCTTCCGCTTCTTTACCTTCTGCGTCAGCCTTTTCTTTCTTGGCGGCCTCTTCGGCGTCAGCCTTGGCTTTCGCTTCCTTCTCTTCGTCGGCCTTAGCCAAACGCGCATCGATCGCCTTATTAATCAGCGCTACGATTTTTTCCTCGTCCATCTTTTCAGCCTCTTCAGGAATGGAATCAGATTTAACACCGGTAGGGGCAAGGAGCTTGTCCCACACGCCCTGTTCACAAATTGCAACGTGGTCGAGCAGCTCGGGGGATGGCTCCACCAGTAGAGGCTGACCGTCGACAATGATTGATTGAGCAACCTCTGAGAACTTCACAGTTGGCGAGGTGCTTAATTGCCTTGTTGCCATAATTTCAGCAGCTTCGGCGTCGTACACACGCGCAACGGCCCACACTTCGCCCTTATCGGCAACCCAGGCATTTGTCAGGGTGCCAATAACGCGCTTTGAGAACTCGTCGCTATCAAGTGTTCTTTTTTCGGGGTGAAGCCAGATAAGTGGTACGCCAGCTACCCGCTGGAGAAATTCAGGGGTGAGATAGTCGTCCGGGTTACGGAACGTCATCTCCTGATCTGCAGATCGCCAGGTAACCCCTGTTCCGGTCACCCGGATGGCGAACATCCACATGTTGTAAAAATATTGCGGGCTGCTGAGCGTTCCGTCAGCGATGAGCGCGGCCACGTCGGTTTCGTTGAGCGCCTGCTGCGCCAGCATTTCAGCGAATGGCTGATGAAGCGGCTTTGGCAGATCGTCAATATGGAACCATCCGGCGGCCAGCGATTCGTCGTTTATCTTCGCTTCGAATTGCTCCGGCACGTCGGCGCGGTAGGTCAGGTAGTCACCATGTACGCTGTGCGGCGTAAGCGGGCCATCGTACTGATAGCCTGTTTCCTCCAGCACCTCGCGCCGTGCGGCGTCTATGGCTAACTCTCCCGGCTCTATCGTCCCGCCCGGCTGGCACCATGTGCCATCATCCGAGCGCTGGATCAGGAAGACGAACTTCCCCTGACGGAACATTATCCCGCTGCCAAAAATAGCCACGTTTTAATGCTCCTATGCTGCTTTCATGGACTCCAGGAACTTGCGGCCCTTCTGGGTCAGCATGTCCTCGGGAATGCTGCGGAGGTTGTACAGATAGGTGACGTAGCACCGACAGAAAACCTCTTCGCCAGGCTGCGTAATTTCGTCGAGATAGCCGGCAGGGCCAGCTTTGACATAGCCATTTTTCTGCGCCCAGTTCCCGCGGATGAGATAGATCAGCTTGTCCCTCTCCTTGTGATCTTCCCGGTAGTCGTACCCTGGCTGGCGCCAGTGGCTATGCCACTCGGCAGCAATCGCGTTGTTGCCCGTCGCGATGATGTTGTCGATATTGGCAATCAGCTTATGGCTCTGGTCAATCATCACGCGGCGCGCTTCGTAGTCCACCTGCTCAGCACTCTTCTGAATGTGCTGGGCGTTTGCCACAATGCCACTTCGCGACGATGCAGACAGACCGCCACCGACATAATCCTGCACCGGTATGCTGGTTGCCCAACCACTGAAGCGTTGCACGGTTTTGTTAATCGCCGCGGTGCGATTCAGCTTTATCAGGTCAGCGCTGGCCAGGATGCGGCGATCCAGCTCGCTGCGTAACTTCGGCTCCATGTAGTTCAGCGTGAAGCGTGAAAGCCCCTTGTGGCGCTCCAGCGCTCCAGCCTTGCTCACCTGCAGGTCATAGGTCTTACGCAACCGATCCGACACCATGCTCATGTAGTCGTCATCGGTTTCGCTTTCGGCCGCCTGCCGGATAATGGCCTGCCATTGCTCCAGCTCCTGCCTCGAGGTGTAGCCATTGCGCAGAAAGAACTTCACCGCCTCGCGTACGGTGCGCGTGAAAGTCTTCATAGCATCATCCCGCCGCCGGGCTCTTCATCCCGTGGCTGTTCAGGCCGGTTAGCCTTTAACGAGTCGATATCGAGATCAAGTCGCTGCGGGAACAGGCTTTCGTTAGCGTTCGCGTTGGTCTGCGCCCACTCGATAAGAAGCGCGCGGTTCTCATCATCCGTGTTGACCTGCGGGAGAAGGACTTCCAGCATGCTGACGATGGCCTTAAAGCGGATTTCGTCGACCTTCACTTTTTCGCTTTCCGGCTCTTTCAGGGATGACGGCCAGCGATATTCGAAGTTGTTAATCCATGAGGAGAAATACAGGCTGTAGGTGTTTTTAAGCTCCGGGAAGTCAGCACGCAGAGAATTGAAAAACTCAATGCTCCAGGCGCGATACTGGCAAATACGGATGAAATAGTCATACAGCGGCTCAAGCCACTCGCGGATGTTGTCGATGTAGACTGCAACAGATCGAGCGTCTTCCGTCCCCTCGCCGAAGCCCTGGGCGAATGTTTCCGAGTTCAGAATGATAGCCGGCATGTCAGCTGCCGCAGCGATATTCTCCAGAATGTGATTCCGGGAGGAGTCGAGCGGCTTTTCCAGGTTGCTCAGGTCGATGGATTCGATGCTGTCATTTGCGCCGATCTGCAGGACTTCGCCTGTCTTCCCTCGCTTCAGCATCATTCGTTTGATGCCGCTGAGCTTTTGCATCATGTTGTTGACGACTGAGCTCGGTCCCTGAATCTTCGTTACCAGCAAGCCACCCTTCACGGAAACCATGTCATCGGTGCGCATGGTCTGGATGAAGGATTTCAGCGGGAACAGAGCGCGCTGGTAAACGCTGCGACCGGTAAAGCCAAAGGCAGCAGAGTTATAGGCCAGATAAATCGGGTCCTCGTTCTGTTGCACAACACAGCGGGATTTGTGATACGGCTTGCCCGCCACTCTGATCCCGTCGACCTTCTGAAAGTCCTGCGCGTTCGGATCCTGGTTCAGGACGATGCTTCCGGCAGTGTTCAGCGGGTCGAGAATGTTGAATGTCACGTTGTGCTTATACAGCGTGCGGTAGTCCACCGCAGAGGACGGCTCCTGGTTATCAACCAGCATTGCGATCGCCGAAACACCGTAAATGCGAGAGATGCGCGCCGCATTAGCGATGTGCTTATCGGCGCCCAGTGCTTTCCACTCCCGCTCAAATGCATCGCGGAGACGCTGCTCAATGCCATACGCCTGCGAAATGTGAACCGTGCGCGACTCGTTCATCGCCATCTTGATCGGGCGATCTACCATTTTCCCGCCCAACGGGTGGAAGAGGTAAATCGTTTTGCAGGTCTGATAGCCAGCCGAAATACCAGGCTGAATGTCATCGCTGTCCAGGAGCGTGATCAGCTCCGGCGAGCAACTGCCGATTGCGATATCATCTTCGTTCATTGGTTTTCTCGCTAGAGTGCGTCGCCGCTACCGAACGCGATGATCAGCCCGTAGGTGTAATCATCCAGCAAATCGTCGGCGCGCTTGTGCGCGTTCTTATCGGCAAGGTGGAATCGTGATACCTGCTTATGCAGATGGTTTGCTGTTTCGCCCTTGAAGACTGCCGTCTTCTCGTAGGCGTATCGGGATATTTTCGCCAGCCCGCGGTAGTGATACCCAGAGGCCATAATGGCGCGCTCGTCCTTCCCTTTGCTGGTCAGGGTGGATTCAATTTTGTTGACCGGCCATCCCAGGCTCTCGCCTTTCTGCAGAAGGATGCTGCCCATACTGGCGTCTTCAATGAAAACGCCGAGGCTGCCATTTACAGCGACGCACTGGCCGGATAGCTCATTCAGCCTGGTGAAAACAGACGGAATCCACTCTTCCAGCAGCGCGCCGTCGATCTGCACCACATCCCAGTCAAGAATGGTCAGGCGCTGAATTCCGGGCCGGGTGTCTACGGCGTAGTAAACCACCGCCGTGCCGTCGTGCTCAGTACCGCCCTTAACGGCGGTATCCATGACAGCGAAAACGGCCTGGCACATCTCAGGGTAATCGACAGGCTGATCCTGGTTTTCACCCTCGAACCATTTGCGGACGTCGAACAGCGACGCAGCGGACCAGTCGACGAACTCGGCCAAGAACTCCTGCCGGAAAACGCGAGGATCGTTGTTCTGTCGCTCTTTCTCCAGCTCCTCGGGAGGAACGAAGGGGTTTGATGACGTCGGCGCGTGATGCTCATGGAAGCCGAGGTCTTTGTTATGGCAGATGGCATAGAAGAAATTTTCTTCGTCCACACCGTCAGGCGTTGAGAATACATAAGCCCGGCCCTTTGTCGTCAGCAGCGTCGGCTTAATCGACTTCGGCCAGATTTCCTTCAGCATTTCAGGCGACTTGGTAAACGCCGCCTCATCGATCAGGATAATTTCATATTCACGACCACGACCGGCCAGTTTGTTGTCGTTGGTGACCCAGAAGTCAATCTTCCCGCCGTTCTTCAGCAGCAGTCGCTTTTCCTGCCGGCTGAAGCTCTTTTTCAGCGGCAACAGGATTTCTTCCAGCTTGTCGTAGATCTCCTGGTACTGGCGATACTCGGCAGTGAAGATACCGACCCGGCCGCCCAGCTCGATATCCATGCCCGGGCGCCGGAACTGTGATGTTGCGTAGGTCACCGCGGCGCTCGACAGCATGAAGGTTTTCCCCCAGCGTCGACCACATCGAACCGCATTCAACTGGTGATCCCAGGAATCAGACCAGACCGTTAACTGCCCGTTGTGTAGCGTGGGTAGGTAAATGTCGGCCATGATTTATCTTCCCGGTATTGGCAGCGAGTTATGCACGACGATCGCGTTATCCTTGTCGCCGTCTTTCAGTACATCAATTTCGAGCTCAACCTTTTCGGTCGCGGCTTCGCGGTAAGCGGCATCAACGCGCTGCTTGATAATCGCCGCCTTGGTGTACTCCAGCGACTCAATGCGCGCAGTGTTGCGATGCATGGCTTTCTGCGCCTGAGAGATGAGGTCGTGCAGATCTTTGGCCTGCTCGCTGGCGGCTGTCTCCAGCTCTGTCTGCCAGCGCCCGATATTCTCTGCCGCTGTCAGGCTCGCCGCTCGCAGCCAGAAAAGCTCATCGTCGAGCGTGAGCATCTGGGCATCTTCGGTGATGGCGTCAGAGAGCAGCATCCGGCGGCCATAGCCACCATGCTTTAATGCGTTCTGGTTGCCAGGCTGGAAGGCGTTCGTCGGCGGAGCAGTGCGCGATCCGCGTATCGGTTTCGTTTCTGGAGATTTTGAGTGGGCGCCTGTGTCGGGCTGGTGTTTTTTCACCTCCCCGTTTTTACTGACCTCGCCTTTCTCCTTCTGCGAATTCGCAGATTTGTTCGCACTTTTTTTTTGCGAATTCGCACCGTAAGTCGTTACTTTGATATAGCGTTTCGCAGATGAATAATTCAGTCCCTGCGCTGCGCACCAGTCTTTCGGGGATATTCCTGTTTTGGCATGCTCGGCGAGGAACTGGTGTTGCAGTGCTCCCCAGTCCGGTTTTGCCATAGTCCTTACCTCGTTGTGACATTATCGAGCCACCTCTGGAAGTGGCTCTGTAATGCCTTACTTCAGGCATTGCGTGGTGATGTATTCCTGCAGGTAGTTAACCTGCGCGGTTATCTTGTCGATTCCACTTCGGAGACGGTAATAATTGAGTTCAGCATCTGCTGTAAGTCTTGGGCTTTCTCCATCGCCCATGCCGCTGGCTCCGGTCGTTGACTTTGCACAGGTGGCGGCGACTTGCAGGCGCTTACGCCCAGCAGAAACATCAGCACGGAGACTTTCGATAGTCGCGTTAGCATCAGCAAGCTCCTTTGTGTATCTTGCGTCGAGTTCTGCTACATCACGTTGACGCTTCCGCATGTCAGCGATGGTGGCGTTCGCCTTCTCCAGTTCACTGGCCTTGTTATCGCGCTGCTCTTTGTAGGCGATTGCGTTATCACGGTAATGATTAACAGCCCATGACAGGCAAACGATGATGCAGATAACCAGAGCGGAGATAATCGCGGTTACTCTGCTCATACCTCAATCTCTCTGACCGTTCCGCCAACTTCTTTGAATTTTGCAATCAGGCTGTCTGCCTTATGCTCAAACTGGCCATAGCCTGCCCCGGGCAATGACGCCCAGATATTGCTGCAACGGTCGATTGC